ATAAAAGTTTTAGAGGGTACAATCCGGTAGTACAACTTACTTCTGATGCAGCATCTGTAGAACAACGAGCTAAAACCTATGGCGAATCTACTGGTAGTAAAGAGATAAATAGAATACAGACAATCTATTCTAACTCTAACAAAGACTACTACATGGCAAACGGATATTCTCTTAGAGATTTCTTTGATGCCCAAGGTAAACTAAAAGTATCTCAGAGATATGATGGTCGTCTTGTACCTGATCCAACTGCTGAAACACAACGTGAAGAGACTAGTAGGCAAGCTGAAGCTCAACGTCTACTCAAGCGTGGTAATCTAACAGGTAGAGAAAGAGCAAGAGTAGAACGTTTAGGTTTTTCTGAAACACTACAGCAAATGGATTCTAAGGAAGACGGAAACTTTCTACGTGCTGACGGCAAAGCTGCTGAACCACTAGGTAAAGGCGAAGTAAAACTTATAGTTGCTGAGGTTCTTAAAAAACTAGCAGTCAAACCAAAAGTTTTAGTAGTAAAAGATAAACAAGAACTACAGCAACAACACCCTAGAATATATGCCAGAGCTAAAGCAGCTAGACCTAGAGATGACTTTGATAAAGTAGATGCAATGGGTTACTCTGTTGGTGACCAAGTGATTGTGTTTAGTGACTTTATTAAATCTAAAGAGTCAGCTCAGTTTGTAGTAAACCATGAAGCATTAGGTCACTTCGGATTCCGTGCCTTTATGCCTCGTGATAGAATGAACACTATCTTTCGTGAGATATATAAGACTGACGGACACGTACGGCAAAAGGTTGATGAGCTTGTAGAAGTACAAGGCATGGATCAAATGGAAGCTGTAGAAGAAGTCTTGGCTGACAAAGCTGCTTCTTTAGATGTTACACTTATAGACAGACTTAAGAATATAATAAGAGCTGTAATGCGAGCTTTTGGTAAAACTTATGATGATGACCTTACACGGTACTTTATAAGTCAATCACGTAGGAACTTACGCACAGGAGGTAGCGGTGTAGTAGGAGCACAGGAGTTAGCACAGAGACTAAAAGAATTACAAGGTAGCAGCGAGTTTGGCAGATATGCGATTGATACTGAACGAGCTGACAACGCTACTAGATTCTTTACTGCTCAAGGACTTAATAAAAATGCCGGTGGGTTTGGGTCTTTCATGGCTTTTGACGAGCTTGTTAGAAAAGGTAAGTATAAACCAAAGCAAGTATCTGATTGGATAAACGAATCACTTGAAGCTGTACAAACACTCGATAATAAAGCAAGACGTAGTACAGGTTTATCTAAAATTTTTCAGATATTCCAAAACCAAGCTGGTAAGACTAGAAGATATTTGTCTGAGTATGAAGCCTTAACTTCTTTTACCCATACGCCAAGCTGGTTTAAGTTTGGTAAAGGCCCAACAGCTATAGAATTAGAACACGCAGGAAAGTTACTTGCTTACGGTGCTCTATATAAATCAAACCAAGTTACTGACGTTATGATTAAAAACGCAGGTAAACTTGCTGTTGGCACTACAAGAGAAGGTGATGCAATTATAGATGGCCGTGTAAGAGAAGAGTTGGAAAACGCAGCTATAATAAGCAGACAAGAATTTTTAGATGGTTTTAATGTTACTATTGGAGAAGGTGAAAAAACTGAAACAGAGTTTTTAAAGTTTGATGGGTCTAATGAAACCATTCTAAATAACGCTGAAGCAACTGAAACTGCTTATAGAATATATGTAGAAAATAGAAAAGCTGTAGTTCAAGCAGCCGTAGATGTTCTTGAAGCAAACATATTAGCTGTACACGGACAACGACAGTCAGCATTAGAAAAGTTTTCTACTTTTGTCGGAGCTGGAAATGCAACACCATCAGCTCAGGATATAGAAATATTTAAACGCATAATGGAAGAGTACTCTGATTTATATTTTGAAAATTCAACTATAGATGGACCAGTTAATGAATCCGTAGATAAAGCAACCACGTTTCTACGAGAAATCAATCGTGCGTTGTGGGAAAGATCGAAGGTAGATGATTGGCTAAACGCTAGAGAAGACACAGCACAGTTTCAAGGTGACAGATACCAAGATATTATAGCGTCTATAGAACGTTTAAACTCTTTAGGTTTTAATAAAGATACTGCTTTTGATATTACAGGCACTATACAAAATATATTTATGCTAGACACTCAAGCACAGAACGCTGAGTTTAACGCCAAGCGAACTATAATGAGAGGGTATGTACCATTTAGCAGAAGAGGCAAGTGGCAAATTCGTATGCAGGCTTATGATGCAGGGGGTAAGCCAGTAAAACTTGGTCCTGAATCACAAGCTATATTACCTTATTTTCAAGCTCATACAGAAGCTGATGCAGATAAAATAGCAGAAGGTTTAGCTGACGTTACAAGTCAAGAAGGAGAAGATATATTCTATCCAATGAAAGACTCTAGCGGTAGAGATGTACAAGTAAAGCTAATTGCACAAGTAGGTAAGGCTAGGCAATCACAGCCTGTGTCTCACTCTCTAAACCTTATGGAGTTTATGTCTATTGCTTCTAGACTCGATGTTAACTTATCGCCACAGGTGCGACAACGTGTTGTTACAGCTTTGACAAATCAGGCGTCCCCGGCTAGGAAAAGTCTACAAAGATCAGGAAGTCCCGGTTGGGATACAGATATTATTAAGAGTGTTGCCGAACATTTAGAAACACAAGGTCACGTAGCAGGTAAGACGCAGTACTCCTACCAAATCAACGACATAATGCTGGATAACAGGAACTGGAAAGGTGATCCTGAAACTCTTGCTAGACTATACAATGCTACACAACAAGGAACTGAAGCTCAAAAACAACAAGCCCAAAGAGAGTATGCTGCGTATGCCTACAAGTACCAATACATGGCAGACAAAAACACACCTACTAAAGCTAAAAACTTTAAAGGTAATGATATGCCTAACTTGGGTAGAGGTGAAGACTTTAGACAAGAAGCTGTGAAACTAATAGACTGGTACTCAAACCAAGCAAACATACAAGACTCCACAGAAGATATACTATCTGGTGAGGTAGGCTCACGCCTTAAACTTTATGCTGTGTTGTTCCAGTTGGGCGGATCTTTTGCTACGGCAGCAATAAACTTAATGTCTATGGTTACACACACGATACCTTTCTTAGGTACTTACAATCACAAGACTGGGTTTGGCGGTGGGTTTGGTATGCCTAAGGTAGCTGCAGAGATGAGCAAAGCAGCTTGGAACGTAGGTAACTTTAGGCTTGCTGATTATGACTACGTAAAAGAAGTAGCGAACTCTGCCAGTAATTCTTTACGTGATAAACACAACCTTAGCCAAGATGAAGCTGATGCTCTATTAGAAGCTACTGCTGCCGGAGTGTTACAAGCAGCCCAGTTTAATGCTCTTGTAGGTACATCACGAGGAGGCGTTAACAGTAATAGTGTAGCTGGTGCTATCAAGGGTTGGATGTCTATGTTCTCCTACACAGAACAACTTAACAGACGAGCTACATACATTGCAGCTTATAAGTTAGAAAGAGATAGACTCAAAGCAAATCTTAACACCCCATTCGGTAACCTTCCGCAAGAACAGCAGGATCAATTATTAGAAAACGCAAGAAACTTTGCATCAAATGCTGTGAATACATCTCAGGGTGAGTATGCAATGTACAACAGACCAGAGATGGCAAGAGGTAATATTCTTCAGTATATCTTTATGTACAAACAATTTGTTATTATCAGTGTACAGTTAATGAAACATCTTAGCCCATCAGGTAGAACTGCAATGCTAGGTATGTTAGTATTGATGTCAGGTTTGAAAGGTATACCTTTTGCTGATGACTTAGCAGATTTGATAGATACACTTAAACAAAAGTTTGGTATTAAGTCTGCACCAATAGAAGCTCAGATAGCTAGACTTGCAGATGGCTTTATACCGGGGGCAGGAAAGTTTGCCTTACGAGGACTTGTTGACAATGCTATGGGTGTAACAGTATCTACAAGGTTAGGGTTTGGAGATTTAATACCACTGACTGGTGCTTTCAAAGCTAAGCAAACAGCAGGAGATTACTGGAGAGAAGCCACCAACTTCTTCGGCCCAGTATACTCAGGGTTAGAAGGTATGTTTACAACTGGTGGTCAGCTTGCTAGGTACGCAACCGAGACTGTTGGTTTAAGAGATGACACAACTCGTTTGATAGACATTGTTCGTGACAGCCCAGTAGCTGCGTTTAGAGGTTTAGCAGATGGAGCAATGTATCTACATGACGGAAAGATTACTAGAGCTGATGGTACTGTTATAGATAATGACGTTGGTATTACAACAGCTATAGGTAGAATGCTTGGTTTCTATCCATACTCTGCGACAAGACAGAATGATGTTATACGTCTAGTTAAACAGCAGAACGCATATCTAAAAGCATTCAAGAGTCATTACACTCAAGCCTATGTAAAAGCTAGGTTAGATAATGATAGATCAGAGATGCGTAGGATAATAAACTTTATCAACGACCATAATAGAGAGCATAGGGGAACTGAGTTTGAGATAAAGAACTTTACCCAATCAGCAAATAAGTCTTATAAATCAGCTAGTAAGAACAGTTTGCAAAGGTTTAAAAAGTTTGCTCCTAAGTCTTCAAGAAGCACTATTGATGAGTTAGCGGAAATAATGGGCGTAGAGCTTGACTAATTTTGGGGGTAGCTAGAGTACCTAGAAAGTCTTTATGCCCCCTCAGTGGGCTTTATATCGCCACTTTTTTTCTGATACTCCCTCCGTTTTTGCATAATTCGCTCTGAACGCATGAGTTTCTTGTTTATTTCTTTGATCTTGTTTGGTGTCATAAACTTATATCTTGGTGTGTCTAAACGTAGGTATAGATACAACCCATTCTTTAATTTAACTATCTCAAACTTCTTTATTGTCCATCACCTGCAACTGACCATATGCTAAGTCATCAGCTACCACATCTGCATTTTCTAGTAAACTCTGAAAGCGTGGGTGTATTAGATTAAATCCTATGACATATGTCTGTGCTAACTTTACTGGTGTATCTTTTCCAAGTGATGCTTTCTCTGATCGAGGAGTAGCTATTGCATTCTCTGCAACAAGTTCCTGCTTGAATGATTTGTAGTCAGCTCCCCTGACAGACAACCACTTTCTAAAGTGAGTCCTATCTATCATCATTGTACCCTTGTCAAAAGGTTCAGTCGGAGACTTTCTAAATACATCAAGACGTATTCGTATATCACCTCTTGGTATCCTAGCAAAGTCAGGTTGTGGTTTCTGCCCTACTGTGTGCATAACAGTTACAGAAGTATCGGCACAGTCAGCCATGTACTCAGCAACAAGATCAAAGCAGTCTACCTGATTCTCTTGTACAGTTCTACGGATAGCACCTATCTGAGATAGTACCCACTCTGTGGCTTTGGTATAGT